CTTAGATGAACCCACATTTACTGACTTAGAACCAAGAGCAGCAGGAAGCAGTGGTGATGGATATATTTGGAAGTATTTGTATACTATCAAACCAGGTGATATTGTAAAATTTGATTCTACTGACTTTATGCCTGTTCCTGCAGATTGGGCAACTAATAGCACTGATGCTGCAGTTAGAGATAATGCATCTACTAGTGGACAATTAAAGATTGTTACTATTACTAATAGAGGTGTTGGATTAGGAACTGCTAATCAAACTTATACCAAAGTACCTATCAATGGTGATGGTCAAGGTGCAGAAGCAACTGTGGTTATTAATAGTTCTTCCAAAGTAGAATCAGTTACTGTCTCTAAAGGTGGTTCTGGTTATAGTTTTGGAACACTAGATTTAGCCGAAGGGGGAGTTCCTACAGGAACCAGTGCAGCTGCATTTAATGTTATTATTCCTCCTCAAGGTGGTCATGGTGCTGACATTTATAGAGAACTAGGAGCAAAAAATGCTCTTGTTTATGCTCGTATTGAAAACGATGCCGAAAACCCTGACTTTATAACAGGACAAGAATTTGCTCGTGTAGGGATTGTTCAAAATCCTGAAGCATATAATTCTACTGAAAATTTAGAATTAGATAAAGCAAGTGCAGTATATGCATTAAGATTGACTGGTGCTGGTGCTAGTACTGCTACATTTACTGCAGATGATTTTGTTACTCAAACTATAGGAGTTGGATCAACTGCTGTAGGAAGAGTTATTTCTTATGATCAAACAACTGCTGTTCTGAAGTATTGGCAGGACAGATCTACTTCAGGTTTCAACACCGATGGTAGTGCAAATACGGATCCTACTTATGGATTCCAGATGGATAGATTTACTGCGAACATTAAATCTGGTGGATCATTTAATATTGTTGGGGGATCTGAAACTCTAGCAATTAATACATCATTTACAGGTCTCTCTACTGTAATAAATAGTAGGACTTATTATCTTGGTCAGTCATTTACCGCAGGTGTGGCCAATCCAGAAGTTAAAAAATATTCTGGTGATATTATATACGTTGATAATAGACCGTCGATCACTAGATCAACAAACCAAAAAGAAGATATCAAAGTCATTTTGCAATTCTAAAGAATTATGTCTCAGGAAACCAATCTAAACGTCGCACCTTACTTTGACGATTTTAATGCAAGTAATGACTATTATAGTGTATTGTTTAAACCTGGATATCCAGTTCAGGCAAGGGAATTAAATAATTTACAATCAATCTTACAAAATCAGATTGAAACATTTGGACAGCACTTTTTTAAAGAAGGTGCAAAAGTTGTACCAGGTAATACTTACTATAATAATAAATATCATGCAATACAATTAGAAAAAAGTTTTTTAGGGATTCCTGTATCCAATTATCTGGGACAATTGGTTGGATCTAGAATTACTGGATTGACTTCAGGAGTGACTGCACTTGTTCTTAAGTGTGTACTAGGTAAAAATTCAGAAACAGGAAATCCTACTCTTTATATAAATTATTTGGGATCGGATTCTACGAATAATACTACAGGAATTTTTCTAGATAATGAATTATTATCATCAAGTGCAGATATAATTTCTGGGTCTACCACAATTGCATCGGGAGAACCATTTGGTAGCACTTTAGTGTCTGGTGCAAATGTAGTTGGATCATCTTTCACTATAAAAAGTGGAATTTATTTTGCTAAGGGAAGATTTGTAGAAGTAAAGGATGAAAATATTCTTTTAGATCCATTAGGAACTACTCCCAGTTATAGAATTGGTTTATATCTTAATGAAGAAATAATTAATGCAGATATGGATCCTACCTTGAATGATAATTCAAGAGGTTTTAACAATTATTCTGCTCCTGGTGCTGATAGACTTAAGATTACTACTTCTTTAATCAAAAAAGATTTGGATGACTTTGATGATAATAATTTTGTTCAATTGGCTACGGTAGAAAATGGAGTTTTAATAAGTAAAACAACCAGTACAGATTATAATATTTTACAAGATGAGTTAGCTAGAAGAACATATGCAGAATCAGGTGACTACTATGTAAAACCTTTTGGTATTGGGGTAAAAGAATCTTTAAATAATTATCAAGGAAATAATGGAGTATTTAATTCTGATCAATTAACCTATGAAGGAGCAATTCCTTCAGATGATCTTGGACTTTATCAGGTTTCTCCTGGTAGAGCATTTGTAAAAGGGTATGATGTAGAGACTATTAGTTCTACATATCTTGATTTTGAGAAACCAAGAACAACAGCAAGTTTAGACGATCAGGGAATTAATTATAATACTGGTGCAACTTTAAAATTAAATAATGCATATGGAAGTCCTCAGATAGGTATTGGTAATACTTATGTTTTAAGTCTTAGAGATGAACGAGTAGGAACTGCGGCTACTCTTCCTGCAGGTAAAGAAATTGGATTAGCAAGAGTATATGATTTCGATTTGGAGTCTGGATCTTATGATAGAAGTAATCAAAATGTTAATGAATGGGATCTTACTCTTTATGATATTCAAACAGTCACAGAGATTACTTTAAATGAGTCTATTACATTAACTGTTCCAAGTCATATTAAAGGAAAGTATAGTGGAGCAACTGCATTCATTAAATCTCCTGTTGCAGCTGGTGTTGCTGTTACAGTATATGATGTAAAAGGAGACTTTATTAAGAATGAAAACTTTATAATAGATGGAGTAGAAAATACAAGAGTTGCCGTTGCAGTGACTAATTATGGTATTTCCGATATAAGATCCGTTTTTGGTAATACAAACGGGCCAGACATGAATACAGTGGGTGCTGCACAGACATTCTCTGCAGATACTATCCAAACTCCAATTATCTCAGTTGGTGTTGCTACCATCACTGCTTTTAATACAACTGCTTCTGTAAGTATCAGTACAATAAGAAGCACTAGTCCTAATTTCCCAGGTCAAATAAAGACAGGAAATTTAGTTAGATATAGTGGTAATAATAGTGTTGACCCAGTTCTTGGTTCTGTTGTAAGTGTGGGAGCAAGTCATATAAACATCAGTGGTGTTACTACCGTAACTGGAGTAGCAGCAGGTCAATTACCTTCTTCATTACTACGAGTTTCTGATCTGGCAGTTGTAGGAGCAGATCTTCAAAAAGCCAGAGATACCTCTTTCTATACCCAACTTCCTAAAGATAATATTTCTAATGTAGATCTAACAGATGCATCATTAGTTATTAGAAAGACTCAAAATGTAAACATTACAGGGGGTCAACTTGCAAGTGCTCTTGATGCAGGTACTAATGAAACATTTTTACCCTTTACAGCAGAGAGATATTTCTTACAAAGAAGTGATGGAACTACAGAAGTTCTAACAAGTGATAAAGTTCAGATTAATGCAGCATCTACTCAATTACAAATTTATGGTTTAGGTGGAAATGATGATGCAGTTCTTGTTACTACACTCAAAAAACTTAAACCTAAGTCCAAAGTCAAAATAAGAAATAGAGTTAATACCTTATTAGTTGATAAATCTACCAATGAAGCATCAGGCATTACCACTTTGACTGCTAATGATGGATTAACATATGGAAATTATCCTTATGGAACCAGAGTTCAGGACGAAGAAATATCTTTGAACGTTCCTGATGCTCTTGAAATATATAAGATTTATGAATCAGCAACTACTTCTGATCCATCTGCTCCAACTTTGACATTAGATTCTCTTACAGGGCCTACTGGAAAGACTGCTGACCTTGTAATAGGAGAAAAAGTTAAAGGAAAAGACACTAATGCGTGTGGATATGTAGCAGAATCCGTAACTAATTCTCAAATTACTTTCCTTCCTCAAAATGAAATTAATTTTAAACAAGGAGAAACGGTTTTATTTGAAGAATCTCAAATTGAAGGAGTGGTAACAACTGTCGATGCTTCTAGTTTTGATATTACCTCTAGTTTTGACGGTGAAAATGGTCAAAAAGAAGATTTTTATAATTATTCTATTATTAGAAGAAAATCCGATGCAACAGCACCTAATAAAAAGATAAAAATTTACTTCTCAAATGGTTATTATCAGTCAACTGATGATGGAGATATTACAACAGTAGATTCTTACTCTACTTTTAACTACTCAACTGAAATTCAATCCGTAAATGGTATCCGAAATACCGATTTAATTGATATTCGACCAAGAGTTTCTGATTATACCGTTGGTGAAGGTTCAAGATCTCCTCTAGAATTTCATGGAAGAACATTTAATGCGTCAGGAAACTCTGCTGCTAACATTTTAGCATCTGATGAAACAATAATAACTGATTTTTCATGGTATCTTGGAAGAATTGACTCCATTTATCTTACTAAAGATGGTCAATTCCAAGTCAAAACAGGAGTTCCTTCTGAAAAACCAGAAGAACCTGGAACAGTTGATGATGCATTAAAGATTGCAACTGCATCTATTCCCGCATATCTTTATAATACTGCAGACGTTTCTCTTAATTTCTTCCAATATAAGAGATATACAATGTCCGATATTGGCAGACTTGAGAATAGGATTAAAAATCTTGAATATTACACCACTCTTTCATTACTCGAAGCAAATACTGCGAGTTTATTCCTTCCTGATCAAAATGGATTAAACAGATTTAAATCAGGATTCTTTGTTGATAACTTTACTTCTTTCCTTGCACAATCAAATTTGATTGCATATAAGAATAGTATTGATATTAAACTTAAGGAATTAAGACCAAAACACTATACTACTTCAGTAGATTTACTGATGGGCCCTGTTGAAAATGCACCAGCAAATGCCGATTTGGCTTTTGCTGATCCACAAGGAACCAACATTAAAAAAACAGGAGATGTTGTAAGTTTAAGTTATAATCAAGTTGAATATTTGCAACAAGTTAATGGAACCAGAACTGAAAGTGTAACGCCTTTTATTGTAGCGTTTTGGGGAGGAACTATAGACCTAACTCCTGCATCCGATAACTGGGTTGATGTTGAAAGACTGGAAGCCAATATTATAAACGTAGAAGGAAACTTTACACAACAAGTTGCAGAGTTAAGTGAGAGATTTAGACCATCAGATCCTCAAGAAGGATTTGGTGCTGTAATTTGGAATTCTTGGGAAGAACTTTGGAGTGGAGTGAGTGGTGCTCCAGTTACTACTACCCGAAATCAAACTGCATGGGCAGGAAATAATTTATGGAGAACTACCTTTATTGACACTCAGTTACAACGCACAGGTACTAGAAGTGTTCTTACAGAAACATTTGATCAAGAATCTCAAGGAGATACATTGGTAAGTAGGGATTTGATTTCCTTTATGAGATCAAGGAATGTTCAGTTTACAGGAACAAGAGTCAAACCTTCTACAAGACATTATGCTTTCTTAGATGGAGTAAATGTAACTCAGTATAGTGTTCCCAAATTACTAGAAATTGCAATGGTTTCTGGAACCTTCCAAGTTGGTGAAACTGTCACAGGAACTACTAGACCCTTAGGGATACTGCCTATTACAAATGATGATGCCAGTCCTTCAATTAGATTTAGAGTTGCTCAATCCAATCATATGGAAGGGCCATTTAATGCACCCACAAGAACTTATGGAACTAGTCCTTATGGATCGAATATAATTCCAAGCAGTTATTCAACTACTTCTACTACATTGAATGTCGATACCTTCTCCTTATCAAATGAACCTCAAGGTACTTATTGGGGATGGGTAGAACAAGATATGATATTGGTTGGTGAAACTAGTGGTGCTCAAGCAACTATTGCTAATCTTCGCTTAATATCTGATATAGGATCAAATATAATAGGAAGTCTTTTTATTCCAAATCCTAATATTTCTAATAATCCAAGATTTGAAACGGGAACTAAGACCATTTCTTTGATTAATAATGATTCTAATGATAGAAATGCGGCAACAAGTATTTCTGATCAAACTTTCGCAGCTACAGGTATTCTTAACACTGTTCAAGAAGATATTGTTTCTGTCCGAAATGCAACTATCGCAGTTGAGCAAGTTACTGAAACTACAGTTCAAACAACTCAAACTAATAGAACTCTTATAGCACAAAGAGGACAAAGAGATCCTTTGGCTCAATCATTCTTTGTGGAAGAGACTACAGGTGTTTTCTTAACTAGTTGTGAAGTATTCTTTGCGACGGTGGACGAGAATGACTTACCTGTTACTCTCCAATTAAGAACAATGCAAAATGGATTGCCTACTACAAAGGTAATTCCATTCTCTGAAGTTAGTATTTCCCCATCGGATATAACAATTTCAAATGATGGTTCCATTGGTACAACATTTAATTTTAAATCTCCTGTTTATGTAGAAGGTGGTATTGAATATTGTATGGTTCTTCTTTCTGATTCTTCTCAATATGAAGTCTTTATTTCTAGAGTAGGTGAGGTAGATTTAATAACAAATACATTTGTATCTCAACAACCTTATTTGGGATCTTTATTTAAGTCTCAGAATGGTTCTACATGGGAACCAAGTCAGTGGGAAGATCTTAAGTTCTCCCTTTATAGAGCAAATTTTGCAACGAGTGGATCCATAGAATTTTATAACCCCGCATTATCGGTTGGTAATAAGCAAATTGCTTCTCTCCTTGCAGACCCACTACAGTTAACAGGAAGAAAGATCAAAGTTGGAATTGGATCTACATTAAATGATACTGATCTTACTATCGGAAATACTGTTCTTCAGCATGGAAGTAATGCAACAGGTACTTATGTTGGTAATGCAGGTATTGCAACAGGAACTTTAAATATTATTAATGCAGGTATTGGATATACACCCATATCAGGTACTTATCAATTTGATCAAGTCCCTCTTACGAATGTAACGGCTGCTGGAAATGATGCTGTAGCAGACATAACAATATCGAATGGTGTAGCAGTTGCTGCAACTATCTCTTCCTTTATTGTGGGTTCGGGTGGTACAGGATATGTTCCAGGTGATGTTTTAGGAATCGGAACCATTGGTAATAACTCTTTGGGATTAAATGCTCGATTATCTGTTGTTTCTATCGCAAATACTTCTCAGTTAATTCTTGATAATGTTCAAGGTGACTTTATCACAGGAACAGGAAATACAGTTAGGTATATTAATAGTACAGGTCTTACAACTGATCTTAATGGTGCTAATAATGTAGGTGGAAATGTAGTAATTACTGATATTGATGTAGTGAATAGTGGATTGAATATAGTGGTTAATCATAAAAATCATGGAATGTATTTTACTGATAACTATGTGACAGTTTCTAAGACACAAAGTGATATTATTCCAACAAAATTGGTTAATGATTTAGCAGTTTCTGAAACTGGAAATATAACAGTTGATAGTGCTACTAACTTTGATGAGTTTGAAAACGTAGGTGTAGGAACTACTAACTATGGTTACTTAAAGATTGGGGAAGAAATTCTTTCCTATGAGAGTGCTGATGGAACTACCATTGGTATTACTTCTAGATCTATTGATTCTACCACTACTAAAAATTATCTTGCTGGAACTCCAGTTTACAAGTATGAACTTGGTGGTGTTTCTCTAAGGAGAATCAATAAGACTCATTACTTAGGAAACGTATCCATTGCTAATTCTATTACCTTTGATTCTTATAATATTAAACTTGACATGGGATCAAGTGGTCTTGGAAGATCAACTGGTGCAAGTTTTCCTATTCTTTATATGGGTCAAACCAAGTCAGCTGGTGGAGATAATATAACTGCTACTCAAAACATTCCTTTTGAAATTATCAATCCACAAATTCAAAATCTTACATTACCTGGAACTGATCTTACCTCTGAAGTAAGAACTGTAACTGGTGCAAGTCTAGATGGAAATGAAATTCCATATGTTGATAAAGGATTTGAAGGAATTTCTATTGGACAAAATAACTATATGTCTTCTCCTCGTATCGTAGCTTCTAATATTAACCAAACTAATAATTTAACTACTTTACCTGGTAATAAATCTTTTAATATGAGAGTTAATTTAAGCACCACGGATTCTAAATTATCTCCCCTAATTGATACTCAAAGAATGAGTGTTATCTTTACTTCTAACCGAGTTAATGCACCAATTTCCAATTATGTAACTGATAATAGAGTGAAGAGTGCATTTGATGATCCAAATGCTTTCCAATATCTTTCTAAAGAATTTCAGTTGGAAAATTCTGCTACTAGTTTGAAAATTATTTCTGATGCATACATAAACACTGATGCTGATATCAGAGCATTCTATGCAATCAATAATTCGGCGGGGACTGATCCTGTTTACATGCCTTTCCCTGGTTATAATAATATTGATGATAATGGTCAAATAATTGATGTGGCTGATAATGATGGAAGATCTGATACCTTCGTATTCCCATCTACGAATGAGGAAATTTTGACACCAAGCAATGAATTTAAGGAATATACATTTAGTATTAATGATCTTCCTTCATTCAAATTCTATAGAATTAAAATAGTGATGACTTCAACAAGTCAGAGTTATCCTCCTCGTATGAGGAGTCTCAGAGTCCTTGCACTAGCATAATATGTCTTATTTGAAAGTTGAAGGACATAGTGAATTGTATAGAGATTCTACAACTAATTCTATTGTAAATCGAAATACATCTGATTATAATCGTTATATGTCTCAGAAAAAAACTAAAAATGAAGAGGCAGAAAAAGTTGATACAATGGAGCAAGATCTCGCACATTTAAAAAATGAAATTAATGAAATCAAATCTTTACTTAAGGACTTAGTAAATGGCTAATCAAAATATAACATTTGATATTGAGTCAGGAACTCCCTATGAGTCAAATTTGACTATTAATGGGGGTGCTAATTTTAGTAATATCTTTACGGTAAAGAAACCAAATTCAGAAGCTTTTAATTTTACCGATTATAGTGGGTCTTCGCAAATGACCAAAAGTGTAGCAATAGGTGCTACAGACTCACCTGATGCTACTTTTGTCGTTGGATTTACAAGTGCTATTGGTGGAAAATTAGAAATTTCATTAGGATCAACTGCTACTCGAAATTTAGAAGCAGGTAGATATGTTTATGATGTTTTAGTCAATTCAGCATCTTCTACTAATACCACAAATGTTTTAGATACTGCCATTTCTGTGGGAAATACTGCAGGGATTGGTACTACTGCGTTTACGTTTATTAAAGTTACCAATGTTGCGGTTGGTGATTCGGTTACGATAGGTGATAAACTTTCTGAAGTTCCTGTTGTAAGCGTCGCAACTACTAATAACAGGATTACAGTCGGAACAGCATTTACATCATCCTCAGAGATTCTTCCAGGTACTGCTGTGACCTTTAGTAGGGTATCAACAGCATCCACCATTTATAGGATTGTTCAGGGTTCTATAATAGTCAAGGCAGGTATCTCTTCTGCACCTTCCTAAATAATTCCACAGGAATAGTAAATAGATGGCACAACCAGCAACTAGATCTGAATTTAAAAATTATCTATTAAGGCAATTAGGAGCACCTGTGCTGGAAATTAATGTTGCCGATGAACAAGTAGATGATATAATTGATGATGCTCTTCAGTATTTCCATGAAAGACATTTTGATGGTGTATTAAGAACGTATTTAAAATATCAAGTAACACAGAATGATATTGATAGGGGAAAAGGGCCTGGTCAAGACGGAGTACTGGGAATAGTAACGACCACTGCATCTTCTACAATTGATGGAGCTGAGATGCAATTTGATTGGAAAGAGAATAGTAATTATTTACAAGTACCTCCTGCGGTGATTGGAGTAGAAAAGATATTTCATTTTGATGGAAGTGCAACGATTACTAATAATATGTTTAGTGTTAAATATCAGTTATTCTTAAATGATATTTACTTCTGGGGAGCAATGGAAATGCTCACTTATACTATGACAAGGACTTATTTGTCTGATATGGATTTTGCTTTAACCACACAAAAGCAAATTAGATTTAATCAGAGAATGGATAGGTTATATTTGGATGTGGATTGGGAAACTCTTACTGTGGGTGATTGGTTGATTATGGATTGTTATCGAACTCTTGATCCAAATGATTATGCAAGAGTATGGAACGATTCCTTCTTAAAGAAATATACAACTGCTCTTCTTAAGAAACAATGGGGACAAAATCTCATTAAATTTAATGGAGTTAAACTTCCTGGTGGTGTTGAATTAAATGGTCGGGATATATATGAAGATGGTGTAAAAGAACTTGAAGTTATTCGAGAAATGATGTCCAATACTTATGAATTACCACCTCTTGATATGATAGGCTAATGGCATTAAATCCCTATTTTATCCAAGGAACTTCTGGTGAACAGAATTTAGTTCAGGATCTTATT